TATTAACTTTAAACATTTTATATATAAATTAACTATATATATTTAAATTGATTATTTACTATAACTATAATAAACATTTTATTTATAAATATTAAACACAATAAAAAATAAATTAAAAATTAAAAAGAATTAACATATTTAATATGTCGTTTTGTTTTAGAATGAACTGATTTATTAATCAATGTATATTTACCACCACATTCACAATTTACTTTAACACCTCTCTTTAAAGCAGTTTTTTCTTTGTTTTTATCACGATAATCTTTTGATTGTTGTTTCCTTGATTCTTTATTATCTTGATAATATTCTTTTGGAGTTCTAGTAGGAATTATTCTATTAACACATTCATTGTTCTCAATAAAATGTCTTTCTCTTTTTTCAAGTTCTGCTTTTGTATTACAAGGAAAATTTTCAATTAAATGTATTTTTGGATTAGTCATTAAATTGGTTTTATATTTTTTCAAATGTTTATTCTCTTTATGTTGACTTAATCTTTTGGATAATGATTGAACACTTGAACCATAATAAACAAGTTTGGTTTCTTCACAAGTGATTTTGTATATTTTTCCATTTTGATAATTAGGCATCTTGATATATATATATGTCGTTTTTTATTTAAATGATTATATTTAATCCTTTTTAGAATAAAGAGTTTGTTGTTCGGTTGAGTGGAGCATCTTTGAAGCAACCTCTTCTTTCTCATCGTTAACTGCTGGAAATTTCTCACTAATAAAAATATGTCTTATCATTGAGGAAGAAATACTCTTTCCAGTTGGGGCAAATGTTTTTTGTAAGAATTTCGTTAACCCATTTCCAGTCATTGGTTCTTTCCTTGAATTCAAAAGCAAATTTCCCGTTGTATTAAATCTTAACCAAATGTTTAAAGCAGAATTTAATTTCTTTCCTACTGGAATTAATTTAGTTCCATACTTACCGGATGTTTTGTAATCACCAAGACTGAATGTTTTGTTATTCCTAGATTTAATTATTAAATAATTTCTTTCTTTTTTCTGAGCATCTGAAAGTTTTGAATAATCACTATTGGATATTGTTTTCATTATATAATTATTTCTAAGTGGCGGGTTGTCATCTAGTATATATAAAGAAGCAACAATCCATTTTTGTAATAGTTCAAATTCTTTATTAGTTACCTCATCGGGACTTTTTTTAAATATTCCTTTTTCATTTAATTCATTTCTGTACTTTCTCATAACTTTTCGTAATGCTGTAAGACTAACCCAATTTTTATCTTGTTTTTCAGATTTCTTTTGCTCTTGCATTTCAGTATTAAATCGTTTTGCTAAATCTTCCATTTCATCACGATATTTTTCAATCAGTTTTTCATCTTTATCAAAGGCCATTAATGTGACAACAATTGCTGCTAGATACGATTTTCTTGTAGATAGTTTTTTATTATCAATTGTTTCCATTACTTTCTTTTTATCTTTTAAAAAATTCAAATCAGTTATATCTTTATCAAACATTAATTTGTGTAATTTGTTCATATTTGAAGCATAAGCATTGAGACTTGAAGCACGGAGTTTTCTTTTCTCTCCAATCTCTTTTTTAATATTATCAATAAAAGTCATTTTATATAATACTAGATTAGATAATTATTTAAATAAAAAAACTAAAATAAAACTAAATTAACCAAGACGTGTTCCGTTACACATTTTCTGATATAGTATACCTAATATAAAAGACAAACTACTAAATCCTACTATTTCTAAAACTTTAAAATATTCTGGTTTTTCATCACATAAATGTGTATGATTTTGAAGATACATTTATAATACTATTAGATATTAAACTATAGAAAGATTCACAGTTAAAACTCTAGTAGACCCGTGATTATTATATTGGGCAACTCTTATATAAGCAGCAGCAGTTCTGAAATCCATTGCGAAATCACCATTACTTCCTCCATGGAAATTTACATAATGATTTGATGCAAAATACCAATTTATATTATCGGAAGAATATTGAACTTCAATATCATTGTTTTGATTATCACTATTACCGAAAATTGAGACATATCCTTCAGATGGGTGTGTGTTTTGTATTGATGATGAATGACCGTATGAACTATCTAAAATTGATATAGTTTGTGATGAATCAACTCTTCTATTACTTTCAGTTGTCAATAGAATACCAGTATTAGGGTCTGTTGGATATTCAATAGCAGTTGCTACTGGTTCATAACCAACTAAATGAAGATTACGTGTATGACCAGCAGATGAAATGAAACCTAGATTCTGGAATAATATTTTAACATCACCAGTCGCCGCACCACTATCTGTATGAATTGTAATATAAAGAACTTCTTGTTCTAATGATTCATCTCCTTCAATAGCAACAACGGGCATTGGGATTGTCCTATTATCATAACTAATACTTGGAGTAAAATGAGTATGAACAATAACTTCTTCTCCTACTCCAATATCAACATCAGCGGCCATTGTATAAGTAAATCTCGAATGATACCACGCCTGAGCATCCCCTGAACCAGTTGGTTTTGTGTAAACATTAAAAAATGGTAATACACTCGTTCCCGAATAATTATCAATAGCAACTTTCGCCCAGATAGAACGAATATGTTGTAATTCTAAAGTTTCCTGTGTTCCTGCGAAAAAATATATATTTGCTTTATCACCGGCACCCGTATTTGTATAATACCAACCGTCTCGTTTATTAGAATCAATTACTGGAGCAGGAGCAGAATCTGCCCATAGTGGAGCATGGTTTGCTAAATTGACGACAACTTTACCACGATTAGAAGGAATTTTTTTATTGATAATTTCAAGAGACATATTTATAATTAAGGATTAGATAATTAATTGAGAATTAAATATTTAATTAATTCTAGTTTTTCGGAATCCGATATTACATAATTGTCTATGTGCGATTTAATAATATCAACTGATTTAATATTAACATTTTCATTTGTATCTTCGAATAAATGATTTCCTAATATAGTCGTTTTTATGTTTAATAAATCAGTATCGTTTTCCGAAATATGAGACCATTCTCTTGTTGGGAAATATTGGTCTTTGAATAAATCAGCATTCAGTGAAGTAATCGTTAAAACTTGCACACCATTATATTGAGTCTTCTTCAAACCCCATTTTAATGTATTTATTAATTCATTCATCTTATGGTGTTCATCAGAAAAATAACTTGGACCAATAGTCATTAGTATTTCTATAAGAGCGTTCTTTCCTCTTTTCTTACTATTTTTTATTCTTGGATAAATACATTTATTTGGATTAAATTCAATATTTAGTTCACTAATTGAATCTAGGTATTTAAAACAGTTCTCAATAAATTCTTTCTTTTTTTTAAAACATTTTGGAATTAAATAAATCATAGTTATATTAATATTTAGTTAGATATTAATTAATCAAAATAAACTATATATGGTTCGTCTTTATTAATAATCTTTTCTGGTACTTGTTCTATAATTGGTTTTGCCTTTCTTCCTCGTGGGTCTCCAGTTTTAATTCCTTTTTCTTTTTTTCTTCTAATGTAATAATCTCTAAAATATTGTTTCTTTTTTTCAGTCTCCTCAGGAGTGAGTTGTTTAACTGGTTTTAATTTTTTATGATTTCCGGTCATTATATATATATTAGTATAATATTTTAAATCTCTTATATATACACAATAAGAAAGTTATTTATTTAATACATACCGAAGGGACAGGTTTGACAATCTATTATATAGTATTAGAATGTCAAAAGTGTCCTCTCAAACATATTCGTCATATTCATATTCTTCAATATCTTCCCATATTTCATCTATACCATCATAAACCTCATATATCATTGTATCAATAAAATCATATTCAACAGGGAAATATAATCTAGGATAATCTTGATATAGTTCTGTGTAGGTTTCTTCAGTAGTTACAGTAAATGTTTCATCATCGTGTTCTACGTGTCGTCTAGTTATTTCTTTTTTAATATTCAGATATATATTATAACTTTCATTCATTTGATTCCAATGTTCGGAAATGATATTTGCTACAGGATGCGTCATTCCTTTGTGTTCAAATAATATTTTATTTACTAATTCGCCAGGGAGGCTTCTGTAAAATAAATCAAAATTTTCCATTTATTATAAAGTGAGATTTTTTTTGAAAATAATACCGACTTATATTTCATAATTAAAAATATTTGATTAAATGGACTTAAGGCGATATATGGAAAATAAATGAAAATTTTGCAGATGGGATATGGTTTTATGTTAGTTTTATGTTTTATATTGGATTTATGCTTATAACTAGAATAAAAATATATTTTTATTCCTTAAATGAGAATAAAACCATATACAATTAATAATCCAGAATAAAACTAATACCAAAAACGCAAAATAAACAGAAATAATACATATATCAATAAAATGTATAAAA